AGTGCAGACTGCTAATAGTGCAGTGGTAACAGCTAGTAATACTATGAATGTACAAGTAGGTCAATATGTAGTAGGTACAGGTATTCCTGCAGACGCATTTGTAGCCGGTGTTAGTACAAATACATCTGTTACATTAACAGAAGCTGCTACTTCTTCCGCAACCCAAGCGATGATTTTTGGAAGAATGGGCACCGGTGGCCCGCAGAGCTTTACTTTTAGCGCCACTGCACCTGTAGCAGTTGATCTGCATAGTCCTAGTTTTAGTCCTACTATCAGTCACTGGGGTACCAGTGTTATCATGGACGGTAGATACGATGACGATAAATCTTTTGTGTTTACACAAGGTATGACTTCGACCTTGTCTGTTGTATCAGGCGCCACAAATGCACTGTTGAGCTTTAGAATTGCTCCCAGTGTAAGCAATGGTTTACCCGGCACCACACTGGGCGCTAGAGAGATAGTCAATCGCATGCAGATGGTTCTACGGCAGTTAGACTTTACCAGCACCGGTCAATTCTTAGTAACACTTGTGTTAAACGGTTTCGTAGGCAATGGAACAGTGGGTTGGCAGTCTGTGGGCGGTTCTAGTTTAGCACAGTATGTGCCTCATCAAGGAACTACAACTATAACTGGCGGAGAAACAATTTATGGTTTTTATTTGAACAGTTCAGGTGGTGCTAGTTTTACAACCACACAGCAGGATTTAACACTGGTTAGGGACATGGGATCCAGTATATTGGGCGGTGGACAATCTAGAAGCAATACAGCATTTTATCCTGATGGACCAGATATTATTACTATTTTGGTTCGTAATATAAGTTCTGCTACCTCTGCTGTTGCATGTAGACTTTCCTGGACCGAAGCACAAGCATAACATTACAAGCAATGAAAGTTATAAAAAAGCTATTTAGAAATATCTATGACAGCGAAGATGTTTATACTGTGGCCAACTACACCAATGGCGAGTGGACCTATCAATCAGAAAAAATACAAAAATATGTAAACAATGTTCGGCATGGTAAGAGTGCGGTAGTAATTGGCAACGGTCTAGATAGATTGAATTTTGATTTAAAAAATTTAAAAAACAAAAAAATGCAAACCTATGGCTGTAATGCTTTGTATAGAGATTTTGCTCCTGATTTTTTAATTGCAGTGAACAGTGAAATATGTAGAGATATTGCTAGATCAAATTATTGTAACAATAATATTGTTTATGCCCATGCCAATGAAATCGTTCAGTATCCAGAAAAATTTCATTTAATCCCGCAAGATCCAAATTGGAATGCTGGGTCTCTCGCTGCCTATCTAGCTTGTTTTGATTGTCATGAAAAAGTTTACATGATTGGATTTGATGGTAACGATACCTCGGGATTCAGTAATAATGTGTACAGCAACACTTTGGGATATACGTCTGCGTCAGTTGATAATAACGATAGGTACTGGAGTTTAACAATGACCCGTGTGTTTAACACATATAACCTAGTTGACTTCGTTCTAGTGAACAGTACTGGTAGAGGGTATATGCCAGCGGCTTGGCAGAGTGTTACTAATCTACGTCGAATCACATATAGAGATTTTGTTTTAGAGTGCGATCTCTAAAGCTGATTCAAATGTTCTAATCTTGTCAATTACACAGTTGAAACTAAAAGTTCTCCAAACACCAGGATGCAAAGGTTTTGGACAATCATTTATAGCTGTCCATGCATATCCTCGATGTTCTGTATTTAATTGAGGTATAAATTCGTTGTCCACTGTAAGTAGATAAGTATGATACTCAAAATTTGTATTATCGGCTGTGAATTTTTCTAGCGGTATAATTTTTTGTATATCAATTGGACCAATTTCTTCTTGTATTTCTCTTTGCAAAGCCAAGATAGGGGATTCTCCTGGTTCAACCCCTCCGCCTACTAGTCCCCACGACCCTGAATGTTTTTTTTGATTTCTTAGTAAAAACAAATACCTTTTGGTTTTCTTACAAAAAATCAAAGCCCCACATCCTATATTACTATTGACCATTCGCCACCTCGATATACACCTTCTACGCTTTTTACCCAATCCGTACCGTTCCATCGATATTGAGTACCAGTAAGAGTGTTTAACAGGTATTCTGTTGATGTTTCTGTTTGGCTATCAAAAACCACCTGCCAGATGGATCCGCCAAATTGTATTATATCGTTGGCATAAGCCACTAGGTTGCCCCAGACCAAACTGCCATCTAAATTGTCTTGACTGCCTACATTGTCGGTTAGCAAATATCTAGTGTTTGTACTTGGCGAAAGCAAAGCACTATCTACTTTAACATTTTGTGGATTAATAATTGCATCCACTGGTAACAAAGTATTAGATGGCATTGTATCCTCAAAAGGATCAAATAATAAAATATAAGGGTCAGTTGGATGATAAGCAATAGTGCCAATTAATTCTGTTCCTGTAGGCAAAGCTAATCTAATTTCAGTTGTACCTGTTTGTAAAGTTCCATAAATTTCTATTACTGCTTTCCATGTAACTGGCGGCGGAACACTGGTAATATTATTGTCATCATCTACAACTTCCTGATATTTTAAAAGTTGTAATTGATTACCAGTATACAATATTCCATAATCCAAAGGAGTTACATATCTTCTGGATACCAAGTTAGTTAATAAAGTATCTTCATTAAGCATACCTTGTTCATCATATATACTACCAATAAATTTTTGTATTACACCTAAGCGTTTAACTTTGGCAGGCGCACTTATCCAAATTGGCATAGTAAATGTAAGAGTGGAAACGTCAATGGGTTCTTCAGATCCAGTCGGTACGGTTCTTGACGTCCATAAAACGTTAGTAAGTTGAACGTAACTTAGACTAGCCCAATCTATGTAATTGTCTGTGCTTTGTATTTCAAACGAAGGATTAAACAAAACAGCTAATTGTTCGATTAACTGCATTTTCTGTTCAGTATTACTGGTCCATATATCTAACTTCACTTCGAGATTATAAGGCACAGGCATAAGTCTTTCTATGGTATAACTATCGCCTTGTTGATTTGAATATAAACCAGTTTCAGGATCATACTGTCGTTCTCTTAACTGCATTTTACTAACAAAATAAGGTTCTTGAACTCTAGTTTGATCGTAGGTAAAACCACTTATATAGGCACTCATTGCCGGCACCGCATTCATTATGTTTTCGCTATTTTGTCTTAGTATGGTGGCCGCTTGTCTACTAGGATCACCATAATAAACAGGCACTCGTTGTAAAGTTCTGACCCCCTCACGATTTTTACCAAATTCTACGTCAAAGTTGCTTACAATTCTAATAAATTGAATTAAGAATCTTCTTATTTGCGCATCATAAAAAAATTGTTGAGCCATTAATTATCTGCCTTGGGTCTTAAAGCCTGACTTAGGCTTTGTCTACTTGTCACCTCACCTGTATTATTAACAAATGCGCTGGTGTCATTGATAAAATAACTACGTAGTGTTGTATTATCAGGGCCTTGAGTTAATGTTGTTCTAAGATTATCTTCTATTTTGACCCAGCGCCTGCCATCCCATCTAAATAATCTGTTTGGTAGGTAGTCTGTTCTCAAAGCATAATCACCCACCAATGGACTAGTAGGAAACGATATACCTGAAAATACTGGCAATCCATTTGGCGCACCGCCTGTGCCAGTTAGGTATCCTTGAACTTTAGCATCAGGACTCTCAATTCCGGTGGCAGCATCTATTATTACATTGTCGCCGGTGGAAATATCATCATCTGCAGTAATACCAGTTGGATCACCTGGACTACCATCGGGTTGAACAGGCTTAATATATAAAGTACTTATATCATAACCACTGTATGGAACATAAGTTTCTGCTTCGCGTAATATTGCATCATTGACTTCGATATATTTGTTAATAATACTTGATACTGAACCCAAAGATACGTTGCCCGTATTGCCTGATATTGGATCAACATCAACTTTTATTTGATTCAAAATATCTTTGTATTCCTGGCTATCAGTCAATGGATTTATTTTACAACGCCATAAATGTGGCCACCATGTTGACGAATAACCCTCGGCTGCATTGTTACAATCACTAATTACATAATACCTTTTCAGTGCCACCGGCAAACTATCATCCAATGGATAATAATCTTTGAGGTGCATCAATTCAATTACATCGCCGGGCATTAATTTACGACCTAAAGTTGCTAACATGTCGGTGATATGAAACACAATGAATAATGTACCAGTTTGTAAAAACATGCCGAATTGACTGAGATCAAATGTTACATCTTGAGTTTGATATATGCCGCGCATGCTATATACATCTGAATCATACTTTCTATCGCGATTTTCTAAAAAAAGTAAATCTTGTATGTTAAGTGCTGATTGGTTTACATAACTTGGTTCGGCCGCATCTGTGTAAAATTTTACAGATGTGCCAGCAGAGATAGCACTAGTTGTGGTCACATTAAGAGTGACAGTGTTTGCGGTTTTGGCTGTTACTTTAGTGCCTGTAGATACAACAGTTGCAATAACAAACATGCCTAGGTCAATATCGTTGGTGCTTGTAAATGATAATGTATTACTAGGACTGGCTTGCGTGTTAGTAGTAGTTTTGGTTAAATTTTGATCATTGATTCCTAAATATTTGTGTACAAGTATACCAGTACCTCCAACAGTAAACAATTCACTTATTTTTCTGTCAAAGTACTTGTAATCGTTGGTATGAGCTCCATCTTTCCAAAGTGATAATCTTGGCACAGTTGTTTCCTAATATGTATATTTAGCGGACGTCAAAATTGACACAAATTAGGCTGTGCTATATACTATATTATGAGTGACTTTAACTCTCTTGACGACTGGCCTGCTATAGATAGTCAAATAAGGCGTAATTTATGGGCTATGTATAATCTCGTCAATAAGCGACAACTTGAGCGAATGTATAGAAATCTAGAGGCCAGCGTTAACCATCTTAGTCGACTCAACGTAGATAGACGTAGACACGGCCACTTAATACACTACGACGAGCAGTTAGCAAAAGTGCAACAAGAGTTGCAAGAATTGCAATCGTGGCTGATGTTTGCTGCCCTGCTTGACCAAAAACCCAAAGAATAGTATAATTATATTTTGTACAACTCAAGGAGCCTGTTATGGCGCTAGCACAAAGTATTAAAGCACCTAAAAAAGCCGCACCTAAAAAGCGTGATCCCTTGTTCGCTGATGAAAAATACACAGGGCGCGAACCGGTATGGGACACAGAACGAGCACTTGCTATGCCGCAAGAAGAGTTTGATCATCATCTAAGAAAATCTTTTACTTACTACAATTATTTTTACAGCAGCAGAGACTTGAAAAAGTATGTAGTAGATTGGATGAAGGATCATTACAATAAAAACGAAGTTAGCAGATTTATACGTAGCAGCGATAAATTGTTGCCAATCACGATTTGTAGTTTAATTAAGGCACATAAGCAAGGAATGCCTTTGCGTGAAAGAGAACTTAGGTAT